AAGGACGGGTTGCGCTGGGGGTTTCCGGAGAGCGGGTTGAGGATTGCGTTGGCGAGCTCGGCGCCGACTTTGTTGAAGCCACCGGCTTTAGCAGAGGCCTTGTTACGGACACGGCCGGTGTTGTTCGCGAGCTGGATGCGGGCTTTGACGGCGCCACCGATTCGCGGGCCAAACTGAACGGCACGCTTAGGCTTTGGTGCTTTCTCAACGACGACGACTTTCGCCGCCGGTTTCGATGAGCGCTGGCGAGCCCCTGACGGATTACGGGAGCGAGGGTCAACGACGAGTTCGACTCTGCGGGGAGCTGATGGGCCGGGCATGACGAAGTGTTGGAAGCGTAGGCGATCGGTTCGGTGGGTAGAAGATCGAGGCAAGACTGGGCTGAGCAGGCCAGTTTGAAAAGTCGAGGCTTGAAAGGGCAAAGCCCTAGTTACGATTTTTCTTCCCCACGTGTACACTTGAGGCTTATCCTCGAAGATGGGGGCGCTATGAGCGCGATGGTGCTCAGCAACGTTCGTTTCAACGACGTTGTGATGCGAGGCAAGAACAGGGTCGAGCTCGAAGAACTCATTAGTAACATACAGGCGCAGAGAGCGCATGGGCTGAGGAACACAGAAGAATTGGCGAATCTCATCTTCGGTCCAGTACATGTCATAAATGGTCTTATAGTCTGCTGTGCCGCGGAACCGCGGCCAGAGATCATGGAGAAGGTCGAGGCAATACTTGTCAAGTTGCTTGTAAGCTTGCTTGTCATAGAAACTCAGGAGTCGCAGATTGAGCAACTTCATGAGCCGGTCGAAGAGACCGTTGCCACCTTTGGGTATTTTGTCCCACAGGGCAGTGGAGTAGACACGGGCGAAAGCCCATGTAGGGACGTACTTCTGATAGACTTCGTCGAAAGCTGTGCGCTTTGAGAGGAAGGTGACCTGATCGGCAGGCATTGCTGTAGGGTACGATGGCTCGAACGGCATTATGCCGTCCATGAATTCGATGTAGTTAGCCTGGTTATACCAAGATACCACCTCGTTAGACACGGACGTCAAATTGTCGTCACCAATCGCCTTGAGCTTTACGTGCGCTTCGAACAGGCGCATTGAGTCCAGAGTATCACCGCAAACGCTGATCCACAGTGCGATCCAGGAGACCAGAGTCACAACTGTATTGAGGAAGAGCGTAAGCAGCCAACCACTTTTGTTAGTGCCGGGTGTCATGATCACGTTTCCGAGCGAATCGATGAACAGAGCAAACGGCGTCCTGTCGAAGAACTTGTCAACGAGCGGACTGGTGTCATTGAACGCTTTCAAGAGCCCTAGAGCGAGCTGATAAAATTGTTCGTTGACCCAGTAGTCGTAACTGCTCCCGTCGAGGCCATAAGCGTTGGGATGGACTTTTGCGTCGCGTATCATTTCGTCCCAGTTCCCACCAAAGGGAGACTGTAGGGGGACGAGTTCTGGGAACGCTGTCAGAAACCAGTCTAGAAACTGGCCGAAGTACTTATAGAGGAGAATATGATGCTCGATGGGAGCAATCTGGAATAGACGGGTCTTGTTCTCCTCCACGCGGGATTCAGGCCGGAGTTCGGTCTTAAGGGATCCCGTGAAGGCGGCGTCGAGGTCTACTTTTTCATCGTAGACATCTCGAAGGTACTGCTGCATCTTTGGGTCAGCAATTACGTCGCCCTTTGTTTTATAACCGAGGTTGGTCCAATACCATCCAGGGCTAGTGTCCCAATGTAATTTAAGTAGGACTTGGTCAAAGGTCAATTGTCGAAACTTCACCTTCCCAAGCGTGGCCGATGCCCGTCGGCTTATCACACTTGTGAGGTGTTTGGTTGCCCGTTGGAAGGAGTCTGGCAACTCCTTGAACTTCGCGTTTAAGCGCACCCCACTTTTGCGCAACGCGTTGATTTCCGCTTCTCGAGACATACTGGCGGGTCGCCATTTCTCGTTGTTCTCGTATGTCTGGTCATAGTGAAACTCTGGTGTGTCATTGTTGGAATAGAAACCTTCCTTCTGTAGTGTGCTTCGAAAAACACGACCTACAACAAGGATTGAATCTTTTCCGACTAAGTCCTGTGTGCAAGCGCCAGGCACAAACAGGTCACCAAAGTATTCAGCGGCACGGGCAACGGCGGGCTTTAGCAGTTTAAAGGAACTGACTCGTCGAGACCGAGTCCGGCAAGCAACTCAAAATGGTTGTGCTTG